GCTGACGGTGGTGCCAACACTGTTGGCGGCCACGCTGTCGGCATCTTGGATGCGGGCATCACGCCAGGTGTTGTAGACACTGATGAGCGACTGCCACTCGCTGCTTGTCAGCAGGCCGCTGACGCGCCACGAACGAGCGGTGAGGCCGTCGCTGGTGCCGGTCTCTTGGTAGCCGTAGGGCTGAGCCAAGAGCTTGCTGGTGGTGAAGGCTCCGATGGTGACGCTCATGGCTAACCGAGATTGACGGCGTAGTCGCCCGAGTTGGCATTTACGTCAACTTTGACGTTCCAATCTTTTTCGGCCAGTGTCGTTGTTGCTTTTTCAAGTGCTTCGTTGGCGCTTACAAGGTCAATCTGACTTCTCAGAAGCGCGTCATCTGCCTTTAACACCGCACGAGCTTGTGACGCCGCACTTATTAGCTGACTGTCATTCAGCTTTCCAACCTTTCCTGAATCAAAAAAACCTGCACGCACTGCTTGGTTAAGATCTGCGCGTGCTGCGTTCAGTAAAGCGTCTTGGCGAGAGTTTGTTAGCAAGTCAAAAGCGCCTTCTTGTGCAGATCGCAATGCCTGTTGCGATTGGGCTAGCGCGTCAGAGGCTTGCCTGACCTTGTTGAATCCTTCTGCTACTTTCGCTGAAGCTTCTTCCTGCGCTTGACGCGCTTTGTTCAACATCTCCTCTGCTTGAGCTCCTGAATCTGTGTTCGGTTTTTGGGGATCCATATTTGCAGCCTTATCAAGCAAGCCTTGGACCTTGGATCTTGGATCAAAAGCGCCAAGAGAAAGCTCCTGTTTTAAGTTCGTTTCATTTGCAGCCGGTAGGCTTGGTTTAGGCTTGGCCGTTGACTGGGATGCGCCGCCTCCCTCAGTTGCCTGATTGATCTTTGCGAGATCACTTTTTAGCAGGTCTTGAAGAATTGATTCCTTTACGCCAGTAGCACTGCCCTTGTATGTCTTGCCATTGTAATTCACGCTTACGGGTCCAAAGTAGCCACTGCCTTGGCCAGGAAAAAGCTGACCGGCAACTGCATCGGTGGCCTGCCTTTCACGTGCTAGCACCTTGTCTGGAGCCAGTGCTGCAACCTGATTGAGCTTTGACAAAACATTGTTTATATCCTTGATGAAACCAGCAAATAAAGGGGACAAAACCGAGTCTAGCGTCGTCGCCAAGTTTGAGAATCCATTTCCAATTTGCTGAAGCCCGCCAGTAATTGTTGCTGCGTTTGTTTCGGATGCTGTAGCAGCGGCGCCAGCTGCATTGGCCTGCCTTTCAAGTAGTTCGTTGTATTTAACCAGCTGGTCATTCAGTAGCGGCTGAACAGCGGCCTGCGCTTCCACGCTGCCTAGCAGGATCGCAATCTTGTCGGCAGCGCCACCGGTCTTTTGCTGCACTTCGGTCAATACACCACCTAAGCCTTTGGCTTGCAGTGCACCCACATTGAACTGAATGCCAAGCGACTGAGCAAGCTCTTTGGCTTGTTCCGATGGCTTAATAATGCTTGCCAGTGCTTGACGTAAGCCCGTGAACGTCTGAGAGACCGGCACGCCACGTAGTGTTGCCGTTGCGATGGCCGCATTTAGTTCTTCAATACCAACGCCAGAGGCGGCCGCGATTGAAGCAATGTTGCCAATCTCTGCAGCGTACTGACGCACTGTGATCACACCATCGGCTTGGGTCTGTACAAAACCATCGACAATCTTGGTTGCATCTGATGCGGATAACCCGTAAGCGTTAATGACGCCAGTCAGTGCCGATGCAACATCGTTGACTTCAGCAAAGCCACCTTTGGCACCAAGAGCCGAAGCGCGAAGGATCTGCGTGGCATCAGCAGCAGACGAAAAACCAGAGCTGGCAACGTCATAAGCAGCCTTGGTCAGGTCCAAGGTGCTGATGTTGCTGTTTAGCTCAACCGATAATGCCCGAAGCCTTGTGCCAAGCTCTTCCGAATCAACACCAAGGGTGCGAACAGCTGCAGCAGCTGCATCTAGCTGCGTAACTTGATTGCCGACAAAAGCCGCAATGCCAGCGGCAGACGTAGCAAGGCCTAGCGTACCAAGAGCGGCTTGCAGTGATCCACCCACCTGTTGAACAGTGGATTGGGCACGCTGCAGCCCTGCGTTGAACTGGCTGTCATCAACACTGAGCGTGAGTACAGCACTGCCCAGCTGATCTGCCACAACACGCCTTCATGTGCTCTTAAGTTGCCGCCGATCGCGGGAACCTAGGCCATGACTAGCGCTCTTGCTGCACTGGCCAACGCCACTGCAATCTTCACCGTCCCGACTGTTGGCACCGTGACTGATGCGGTTACCGGCAACGTCGTACCCGCCAGCGAAACAGTCACCGTCAGCTTGTACCTGCGCCAAGGCAGCACTAGAGGCTCAGACTTCCCTGGTGTCGATACCGAAGTGGAGACCTACGAGGGCTATGCGGTCAACCCACAAGCATTGGATGCCCGGATCAAGCCGGGTGTGGTCGGCACGCTCAACTTTGCTGGTCAAGGCAGCATCGACTGCGAAGTGATCAATAGCCGCTATCCCTATGGCACCACAGGCTTGCTTGGCAGCACCGTGCAGCAGGTGATCGGTGACAAGATCCGCCTGGCCCGCTACGTACAGGGCTGATGCCAGTACAGGTCAAGGCCAACTTCAAACTCACTGGCTGGAATGCCAATCAGCTGAAGCTCAGAGTGCCGCAGATCCTGACCAGCTACGGCAAGGTCTTAGGTGATCAGCTGAAGGAAGAAATCAAGACCCCACAGTTCGGCTGGCCGCGCAGCACCAAGCGCCGCAACGGTCAAACCGTCAGCAGCCCCAGAGACATCGTGGACCTTGGCGGTCTGCTCCGCTCGCAACGTCGTGATCGCCCCAGTGCCACGCAGTTGCGGTTCACATGGGAACCCAAGAGCAAAGACGGCTTCATGTATGCCGGTCTGATCCTGACCGGTTACACCACCAGCAAGGGCACGCTAGTGCCGGGCCGGAACTGGATCAGGCCCGCATTAGAAAAGCAACCGCTGGATCGCTTCTTTGCTGAGCAGTGGCGCCGCCTTGATGGTCTCGGCGGCTTGTAGACACAAAAAAGCGGCCATCTCCAGCTGGCCGCTCTGTGTTCGTCCGACAGCCTAGTTTGCTCAGGCGTTGGTCTCAGCGCTCCAGCTATAGGCGCCGTAACCAGACAGGGTGAAGCTCACCGTGGCCACATTGCCTGCAGCAATCGACTCGGAGAAGTCAGTCACGAACGCAACGCCGGAGTGATGCTCAGGGCTACCGGTGCTGCTCATCTCAGGCGATTCCCGATACCACTCAACGGTGGTGCCACCAGCAGCATTCAGGGCTGCGTTCTTGAGAATGGCATAACCAGCGTCATTCAGGTTCAGGTTCATCTCGCAGGGGATGGTGTACGCCTGCGTGGTCACCAGCGATGCGGTGAAGCCAAGGGTGGAGCCGTAGTCCTGCACTTCCTGCGTCTGGCTGCTGCCTTGGATGCCAGCGTTGGTCAGCGACAGCACCTCAGTCATGCCGGTGCTGTTGGCAGGGTTAGTGCTAGCGGTGGTGCCGGCTTTCACCCAAAACCGATACCCCAGCGAGTTGAAGAAGGCACCGGTGGCCATGACTTAAACCTGTGGCGTGTGCCTTAGGTTGCCCCTAACTGGCAGCGGCTTCCTCTTCAGCCTCAAGCACTTCCCACGGCGTCATGCGTGGGCACACATGCAGGTCAAAGCCCTTCACGTCATGGGCGACACCAGCGGTCGCCAGCAGCGCTTCCTTGAGGTCTTGCTTGCTGCAGCTCAGCTCTTTGCAAATCGCAGCGGGCTGCCAACCCAAGGCCATCAGACGCCTGGCGTTGTTGCCCAGCAGCCGCACCTTGTGGGTGGCTTTGATCGTCCAGTTGTGACCGCGCAGGAAGTGCAGCACCTCGCCCTGCGCAAAGCTCCAGAAGATCGTGCTGAGCTTCCCCTTATCGGGATCCCATGCCCGGCACGATTTCAAGAACGCGATGTCGCAACAGGAGAAGATGTCCTCCTTGGCCATGCAGTGGCTGTACTTGCGGCACAACTTCCCGCCAAACATCTTGATCAGGCCGATGTTCTCCGCATACATGCGGCCAAAGCGGCGCTGCTCCTCACGGGTGAGCGGCTTAGCCAGGTGACCTTCACTGCGCTTTTTCTCCGGTGCAACAGCCGGAGTGCTGAAGAAATCAAGTTGGCCTTCAGCAATGCGCATCTTGCTCAACTTCGCAGGACGAGGCGCGACCCGAAGGCTGATACTGCGGTGCTGGTGCATAAGCATCCCAACACTTTAGTCAAATGCGGCAGAACGTTTAATGCGTTCTTGCTCTCCGCTTGCGGTGTGCTATTGAACTCAACGCTGATCACATCAATCTGCGCACGCTTGAGATTGGCATTCGGGATGCCACTGATCAGTTCACTACTGCCAGCACCACCACCAGAGAGGGCGCTGCCATCACCCAGCAGGTATTCGGCCAGATCAAAGGTGGCCTGCCTGATCGGCTTTGGGATCTCGCTGCTGGTGAAGGTCCAGTCACCGCATTCCGCTTCGGTGCGTGGCCACAGCAATGCCTGTGTGGTGGCCGCCTTGGTGCCGACGTAGCTCAGCTCATCGAGGTAGCGCGTAGCCATGATCAGCGCACGACCCTTGTTGTCGGTACTGGCTGATGCCCAGTTGAGAGTGCCGAGGTACAGGTTGGCCAGTGTGTCTGCAGCAGCCACTGTCAGGTAGCTGTTGGCATCAGCAGCGCCAGCAGTAGCAACGACAGTGACGGTCATAGCGGCACACCCTTGCCGCTAGGTTGCCCGGCTAACTCTTGGGTGATTGCCAGAGTTTGACGGCACGATCAAAGCTGATCTCACCGTCTACGAGGCGCTGGCCAAGCTTCTTGCCAAAGATGGCCTGAGCTGTTGCCGGGTTGTCCTTGACCCACTGCTTGGCAGCCACCTTGAACGACAGGGCACCTTCAGGGCCATCACCATCAGCAAGGCGATTGGGCTGCACCGGGTTGCCTTGTGGATCGGTCATCGTCTCGTTGCGCCACTTCCACGGGACGAGGTAGCAGCGGCACTGGGGATGCGGTGAGACCTTCCGGTAGTCAGTCGGAAACCGCTTGCCGTCCAGCTTCAAACAGATCGGGCACACATCGGAATCGAGTACTGCTGTCCAGACCAGGCCATCGGGTCCCATCCAATCGGGATCAGTCTCAAACTCATAGATCGCTTGCTGGGCAGCATTGCCCACTTCCTGCACACCAGTGCGGATCAAGGCCTCCACGTTGTTCTCGGTGACGCGCACGACGGCGCTCTCGTAGGTGGCAAACGTCTCACCGCCAACATCCGAGAGGCCAAGGCGTGCAAAGCGCTCCACACGATCTGCCACCAATGCAGGCAGGCTTTGCGTCAGCTGCGTGCTCATGGTCTTACCGGCCACCACAGCGTCGTTCACGATGCGCTGCACTTGAGCCTTGGAAGCAGATGCTGCGCCCTCGGCCACCAGATCACCACCGGCCATGGTGACCATGCGGCGTGCAAACTCCAGCTGCTGCTCAACAAACGGGGTCAGCGCTTCCTGCAACGCTGCCAGCTGCGGCACCCCGAAGCTTTCCTGCACGCTGCGGGCTACAGCTGCCACCACAGCACGGATGGTTTGCTCACGGCCAGGACCGAAGCTGAGCACACCAGACTGACCGACTACTCGCTCTACGGCAGCCAGTGTGGTGCGCAGGTCTCTGAGTGCTTGGCGGATCAGGCGATCTTCCAGCTGTTTTTGCCGCAGCGCGTTGCGTAGGAACGCTTCTACTTGCTGCGACAGATCAGCCACGCCCTTGTCCTCTCAGCTTTTTGCGCCCGTGGCTTGGCCGGCTGTGCTGGCCATTGCCTTGCCGGGTCTTCTTGGGTTTGCCCTTGGTAAAAAGGCGGGCACTAACACCCGCCTTGGCTTTCACGGTCATCAGACCTTGTAAGCAACGACCTTGCCAGAGGTGAGCGTCACCGAGGTGAAGAGCCCATCAATGGCACCGCCTGCTGGGATGGGTACAGCAGAGAAGGTGTTGCCACTGGCGTTTTGCACCGTGGCGGTGTTGATCACGGATGCCTCAAGGGCATAGAGGCGAAAGAAGCGCCCGGTGTGGGCACTGGTGTCGGTGATCAACTCAAAGCCAGCACTGCCAGGAGTGCCAGCGGTCTGGGTTGCAGGGAAGACGGCCATCAGCCTTCCTCCTCAGCCTTCTTGCGCCCGCGCTTGGGGGCATCTTTCTGCTCAGGCATTGAGCAGACTTCCGACTCTGTAGAAACAGAGGCCACTGCCGAAGCAGCAGCCTCCTCTTCTTCACGACGAGCCAGGTTGAACCCGGTCAGTCCCATGAAGATCAGCCTCAGTCGAAGTTGCTGGTGACGGTGCCGCGCACGATGCCAATGTTCTTGGTCTCGTACACCTTGGTCCAGTTGGCAACAGTGGCCAGGGTGGCTTGGGTGGGGTTAGCACCGCCGCCGGTCTGGTACTGAGCACCAATCGGGTGGAACACGTTGTGCCAAGACACGGCCATGTAGTCGGCCAGCGCGAGGATGTCGCGGTCCACTTCAGTCTTCAGACCCTGCTGCTCGCCGGAGGCAACAGCGCCAGGGGTGAAGAAGTAGGTGGCGTACTTCTTGCTGGAACCAGAGCCGCTTGTCTGCACGTCGTCAGAGACGATCACGCGCATACCCATGTAGAAGGGCACGCTGCCATCAGCGGTGTAAGCGCCAGCCACAGAACCACCGAACACATCGGGGGTAGCAGCGTTAGAAGCAGCAGCGGTTGCGCGAGCTTCAGCGGCGGTCACATAGTCGATAGCACGACGCTCAACGAGGTCGTAGTAGACAGCCGAGTGCATACAAATTGCGCTCAGCTTGTCGCCTTGATCACCCAGCAGTGCGCGAGCCTTGGCCACGTGGCGAGGGGTGAGAGGGGTCTCACCAGAACCGCCGGCATCAAAAGTCAGATCGACAAAGGATGCCGAGCTGTTGCTGCTACCGACAGCACCGAACACACCAGCGAGGGTGGCCAGCAGATCCTTCTGCTGTTGGTGAGCGATGTAGGCAGCCACCTTGTTACCGATGGCGGCCATCGGGTCAGCTCCGGCGGCCAATTTCGCTAATTCGCGAACTCCCCACGCACGGCCGCGATGCAGCACAACACCGCGCTGCTTGTCGGCGGTGATGTTGCCAGGGGTCAGGCTGGCGTTATCGGCCAGCACTTCAGCGTCGCCGCTGAGGTTGGCATCCAAAAAGGGCACGTTCACGTAGTCGCCGCCATCGGCCACAGCGTTGAGAGCCTCAAGAGGCTGCACAACACCAGAAGCGATAAAGGCATTGCGAAGAGTGGTGGCCTCTTCCAGGTACGGAGTAAAAATCTCCGGGATGACAATATCCGAGCGGACTGTTGCCGCCATGGTTCAGCTCCTAAAGAGAGTGGGTTTGTGGTGCGGCCACAGGCCAATGGGTCAGCACAGCCTTCCCTCTTGCTTGTAAGTATGCCAAAAGGGATTACTTGCTAGCTGCAGCTTTCAAGCGTGCGTAGAGATCAGGATCGGTTTTGTAGATCCGTGCTTGTTCGGTGAGGTTGTAGTGCTCACGCGAGAAGGGGTTTTTGCTGCCGGCGGGTAGCTCAGCACTGCTGCGACCAACCGGTGCACCGGTGCCGGCGGGTTTGGGTGCCTTGAGGCGGTACTGCGGCAGGCTGCTGCGTGCCCAGTCGCTGATTGGTGTGCGCTGGTAGCCGTCCACGACGACGACGCTGCCATCCGATTCGCGCTCGATCTGATCAGGCTTGAGGCGCAGGCGGATCACCTCATCGGGATCGTGCACGGTGTCGGCCAGGGCAGCGACAGCAGGACCGATCACCTTGAGTTCGCGGTTCTCGGCCTCCAGCTCAGCGACCCGAGCTTGCAGCTGTGACTCCCGTTCGCGGTACTGCTGCTCATAGGTCTTGAGCGCTTCGTCGTACTTGCCCTTGGATTCCAGCTGCTGCTGTTCCACCTTGCGCTTGAAGTCCAGCAGTTCCTGGACATCAACGCCGTCAGGAACTTCAGGCAGCTTCTTGGCCAGCTTTTTCTTCTCGTCCAGCAGCTCCGCGTTTTTGCGGCGCATGGCATCAAGCTCTGCCTGCAAGGCCTGAAGAGCTTGCAGGTCAGCAATGGATGCAGACTGCTCCACAGGAGCGGTGTCGTTTTCAGGCATGTAGAGCCACAGGCTCAGAGTTGCTGATTAGGTTGCCGGCCAACAAGTAGTGCGGGTCTCTACTGGGCTGAGCGGCCAATCGCTTTCTTGATCAGCTGGGCAACGTCAAGCGTGATACTCCCGCAGGATGCGGCCTGTTCAACAGCTCTTAGCGCCTGAGCCTCAACGCTCATAGGCGGCCGTCGCGTATAGCGCATCCGCACAACACCTTCGGGGCTGATGCCGTGCATCATCCAATATTTCTCACAGGCCTCTAACTCCATATCAGCACCGGCTTGATAAGCCTCAATCAGCAAAACATCGACGTTCTCGCCGTCATCAAAATGCCTGTCTTCCCAGCTTTTGAGCAAGCTCTCTGGGGGGGTCGGGCCTTGATACTCTTCAGTCATCGTTGCGCCTCCTAACGGCGAAGCGGTCATGGGGCAGGGCGTTACAGCGCCGCTGCCCTTCAACACTAGCCCAGCTGCTGGTTGATCACCGTCTTGACGGCGCCATCAGGCTTCACAGCGATGACCTTATACACGTGCTTCTGACCAGGCTTGGCTTTGAGCAGGCGGCCTACGGCAGTGACTTCAGGTTTGGTCATGAGAAACCTCCTTTACGGTTCTTGCGGGCTTCGTTTAGCCGCTTATTGGCGATTGAGTTCAAAGCGTTGCGGCTACCCCATTCCACACGGCCAGCCTTGCCCCAAGCATTAGACAAACGGCTACCAATGGGCGCGGCATAGGCGTTTTGACTGCTGAGGTAAGCCTGCGCTCTGCGACCAGTCTCAATCCCCCGCCGAAGTTGGGCCTCGCTGCGCCTTGCATAAGCCTCGTTATGCCCGATAGTGCGGCCTTTGCTCTGAACGGGCTTGGCTTGAACACGAGGCCGAGCCTTTCCGATTGTGCTTGCAGGTTTACCCCCGGCGAGTCGCTCTGTCTGAGTAGCCCGTTTATTGCCCGCCGCCGTCCTCAGCCGCCCACCACGAGCAGTAGCACCTACAGAAGAGAACCTGCCACGGTTGTCCCTAGTGTACCGGCGTGCCATTGAACCCAGCCTTTGGAGCTAGTTTTCCTGGCCTGATCATCTGCGACGACGGCGAGGTTTTGGTGGCCGGGTGTTGCCACGACCTGGCTGAATGTTATTGCTTCCTTTTGCAGCCTTACCTGAACCAGTAAATGCCAGCTGATTGGCGTAGATCTCTTGAGCACGAGCCGCTGGTTTGCTGCCACGTGCTGCTGCAGCTGCTGCACGTGCAGCGCGAGCCTGAATGATGTCACGCGCTCCACGGTTCATAAAGCCGACAGAGGTACGCCCATGAATGCCAGCAAGGCGTCCTTTCAAGCCGGGCTCTGAACGGTTTGCGATTTGCCGAGCGTGTTGAAGATTGATTTTATGGGTAAATTTATCGTGCTCGTCTAACACTTTGCGAACACGCCCTTTCAAACTAGTGTCAGGCTTGCCGGCGACAGACTGAATGCGTCTAACCGCTTGTGCCGCTTGCCCTTCAAGCGTTTGTGGTTTATATGAGCGCACAGCATTTGCGCGTAATGCACGCGGATGGCCGGCTTTGCTTTTGCCAAGTCGGCGAATGTTGTTTGCTCCAACTGAAGGAGCTGCCGCAGTGGGTTTTGCTGACGGCTTGGACTTTGCGCTGATCACGCCTTTTCCACCGCCAGCGATTCTCTTTGTCTGCGTTGCACGCTTATTACCACTGGCTGTTGCCAGCCTGCCGCCACGGGCAGTAGCGCCAGCAGATGAAAACCTGCCTCGGTTATCTCTGCTGTAGCGCCGTGCCATGAACCCAGGCCTTTAAGACTAGGTTTCCAAGCCCGTCAAGGCAGTTGCTGCAAGTTTGCATCAAGCTGCGCGGCCTGTGCATCCAGCCTTGATTGCTGCTGCGCTGCGGTTGCCTCGATCTCTTGATCGACGTTGAAGTCGTCGTAGAGCCACTCACCATCAGCCAGCTGAATCAGCAACGTCTCTTGGGTGATGTCACCGTTGAGGCGCAGCTTGATCAACTCGGCTACATGACCAGGCTCCAGCGTGCGGGCCACGAAGTCGTTGTTGACCATGCTGCTGCCGCTGTTGGGCAGACCAAGGAAAGCGCTGTGGAAGCGCAGGCAGTTGTCGATCAGATCCTGCAGGCCCAATGCCACGGTCATCAGGGCCGCATCACCTTGGCTGCGGTCGATGGCCTTGGCTTCAGCTGCTTGGTTGGTCATGTTCTGACCCATGACAGCGGCCAGGCCGAGCTGATTGATCTGGCGCTCGATCCTGTCTAACGCTTGAAATTGATAATTGTAAGAAGTGCCCTGTGGTTCTACGAACTCAGCGCGGGCATCGACAGGAAGAGCCATTGCTGAATCAGGGCCAGCAGTGATCTCATCAAGTTCAGCTGGCACACCGTAGAGATGGAACCGAGGCACTGCTGCGATGTGCAGCTGATTGCTGAGGTCTGAGCTGACGCGGTAGCTCTGCAGGTTGAGATGCGCCACCTCTTCCAGCGGCGGAGTGGATTCAAGGATGCCGATGCGGTTGGAATAGGCCACCGCAAAGGGGATTTCATCAAGGGTGGTCTGCCCTTCGTTGACCAGCTCCCAATCACGAGAGCGGGAAGCCTGCTTGCGGAACAACTGGAACGCACCGGGCGTCAGCACCCGCACCTGTTCGACGACTTCCTCGCCGTATTCGCCGTAGGGCACGACGACGCGCTCCAGCAGACGCAGCTGCGTCAGCTTCTGCGTGCCCTGCACCACATCCGTGCGCCAGCCCAAGATGTCCCGTGGGCTGTAGCTCACCCAATACGGGCGGTTGAAGTCGGTGACCGGGGTGTCGTCACCTTCGTCGCCACGGGGGAAGTCCACCAGCACACCAACGTGGCCGTAGCGCAGGCAGGTACGGGCGAGTTGATGCAGGTAAACGTTGAGGTCGTTACCCGAAAGATCAATATCAAAAAGGTGCTCCTGCACAGGATCAGGGACGTTCTCAAGCCGCACCGGCTTGCGGCTGATCATGCCGGCCAGCATCTGTTCAATGCGCTGGTAGTACGGCGGACAGACGCTACGGCGTAGGCGTGCGAGATAGCTCTCGTCGGATTCCTTGAGTTCCTGCGGCAGATAGCGGCGCCCTGCTGCTTGCAGTTGCAGAGTGCCGCCAATCAGCTCTTCAATGAGTTCCCAGCGGGGCTGCATCCGCTGCCAAGCGATGCCAGGATCGTGAACACCAAGGTCCTGAATTGAGAGGACTGGCTTGAGTTCAGTAGCAGCAAGATTGAAGTGCACAGCCGTCCGCACGATGCACTAAGTTGCCGGCGGCAAGCTAAAGATTGGCCTCAATAGAGCCTGAGGTTGCGCACAGCCTTACCGCTGTGGCCACGGCCCACCTCAAAGCAGCGATGGACGATGTAGCCCAGTGCATCATTCATGTGGTCATAGCCAGCGTCTTTATCTGGATCACCTTTCTCGTTGTAGCTCTGCAGCTCTAGGCACTCGATCAGCTTCTTGCAGCGCTTGTCGATGAACAGACGGCGTTCAGCCATGCCGTTCTCCAGCAGCGCTTGCACTGCCGCCACACGGTCCCTCACCGGTGGGTTGGCTGAGGGTGCCATGTTGCTGATGTCGTAGCTCTCAAGGATGGCGATGTCGCTGCGGGAGCTATTGGTGCTGCGGTTGGCACCGGAGGCGTCGGGATAGCCAAGGATGCGTGCTTTGCCGTAACGGCGGCGAGCTTCTTGGGCAAGGGCATCGGTGTCGTGGGCACCGGTGATCTCATCGAAGACGTGCAGCTCACGGCCACGACGCACGGCTAGGACACCGCTCATGTTCCCGACGTTGAAGTCGATGCCAAGCAGGATCGGCTCTTCGGGATCCCAGTCCACGGCTTGGACGTTCAAGTCACGGTTGAAGCGGTCGTAGACCTGGCCAGTGGTGAGTGAAACGAACTCACCATTGAGATAGGCCTGCAGCAGGTTTGGGTCGTAGTTGGCCTGTAGGCGCTCAATGAAGTCCGGCGGCAGATAAGGGTTGTCTGCCGTGCGCATCTTGATCAGCTTGCGATCAGCGCGTTCCTTGGTCTCTTCTGAGGCGAAGGTTTGCCACATCCAGCGAAAGCCCTCAGGTGTGGAGGCTGCACCGAACTGTCGGACGTTGCCGGCACGAAGACGGCCAAGGATCTTCGGGAAGGCCTTGTTGGCGGTGGACGGTGGCACCGTGTCGATCTCATCGCAGAGGCACCATGCAGCGTTGATGCCGATGCAGCGCTGCCAGTTCTCGAAGCTGCGGCACAGGATCTTGGTGTCACCGCCAGGCAGGTGCAAGACGTATTCCGGGAGCGGCGAGGCACGGAACGTGTAGGGGATGTCGTAGGCCTCCAGGAAGTCGTCGAAGTCGTTTTGCCAGATGTCACGGATCAGTGGGCCGGTTGGCTCCATGACGATGCCGATGAAGCCTTGATTGGCGGCAGCTAGGTGAACGGCCTTGCTGGCGAGTGCACGGGTTTTGCCTGCTCCGTAGCCGGCAGAGATGCCGAGGATCTCGGTGGTTTGGTCTTCGACGAAAGCGAGCTGACCAGGGTGCAGGTCTTGGCGGATGCGGGCCAGGATCGTTTCTGCATCGTCGTGCTTAGCAATACCGCGCTGCTGCAGTTGAAGCTGAGCGCGTGCTGCGCTGAGCGGATCAGCTAGATGCACCAAGACCAGCAGCCTGCATTCGCAGAAGGAGTTGATCTTGTTGATCAGGTGTCAAGCCTGACTGCTGAATGACCTGAACGACGGTGGCAAGGGTATTGCTGATCTCACGACGCGTAGCGGCTGCGTCTGACCAGTGATCACGCCAGCGTGCGGAATGCGTAAGGAGCCACTGAGCGTCACGAGTATCGCCTTGGGCGATCTTGGCGACAAGGGCTTCTTCGCCTGCTGTAGCAGCCTCTTGAATGGCTTGGGAAAGTTGGGATTCAAGTTCAGTAGGGTCAGAGCTGTTAAGCCATTCACTGAACTGAAATTCAGACACGCAACAAGCTTCTGCGATGGCACGTTGCGACCAACCAAGGGCTGCGAGTTTGCCAGCCTTCTCAATCAAGCTGGCGTTTAGTTTGTAGTGACCGCGCTCTTTTGCCATCACCAGAGTTTAACCGGAGGTCGGCATGAAGAGGGTGCCATCAGCGGCGAGGATATTGAGCTTGTTTTCAGCGTCTTGAAAGGAGCGTGCCCAGATGGTGGCTAGGCGGGGTATGGGTTCTGGGGAGACGGTGTAGAGGAAGAGGTATTGGCCTTCGAAGGATTTGATGCCTTTGGTGGGGAGGTAGGCACCGGTGAGGCGGAAGGTAGCGAGGAGGTTGCGAGCGATGTGTTCGGCGAGTTCTGGATCTACGTCATGTTGAAGGACGAGACCGAACGGTTCACCGGTTGATGGGTCTTCAGCGACGATTGACCAGGGTTCCATGGCACAGGGTGCCGCTGGTTTAGGTTGCCAGCGGAATGATGGTGATGAGGGCTCCGGGTTTTTCTTCTGGTGTGCAGTAGCGCTTATGGGCAGCCAGCTGAACCACCTGCGAATCATCAAGAAGAAGTGAGCCAGTGAGGGCATCAAGCACGGCACGGGAGAGTTTGTCGATGTCGCCTTTTTGTTTAGAGGTTAGGTGGGCCGGAGCTTTTGTGGATAGGCCGGATTTGTTGTAGTGGCCTTTGGGTCGAAGGAAACGGAAGGTGATGCTGATTGAGACGGGAAGGTTGGTGAGTGGGTAGTTGGTGGCGAGTGCGGCATCAGTGACGAGAAGGCGCCAAGGGCGAAGGCGTTTGTTGGTTTCAAGGAGGATGCCGTTACCGACTGAACGTTTGCTGCCTTGCGTGGCAGCTTCCATGCCGATGACGTTGAAGGTGATGGCATCAGCGGACATTGGCCAGCTCCTTTACCCTGAGGAGAGGTATGGTCGCCACTTGTGGAACAACGGCATTACCTAATGCCTTCAAACGGTCCAGCCGACTGGAAAGCCCATCATCTCCTCTACAAAGCACGGGTTTAGATACATACCCTTGCCAGTTTGGATTGAGTCGTCTCGGAGCATCGCTCCAGCCAATCCGTCCCGCTCGGCTTGTGATGGTGGGAGACTGCTGTTCTGGCTGTCGTTTGTCGTTGGCGTAGGCAACAAGCCACCAGCGGTCTCGTTGATGACAGGCGCCCACAGCACTTGCCGGAATGCACGCCCACTCCGCATCAAACCTTGCTTGGGCCAACTCTCCGAGAACGGTGTCCAGTCCGTTAGCAAGGATCGCTGCGACGTTTTCCAGGACAACGAATTGCGGTCGTACCAGGCGAACGACTCTGATGAGTTCGTAAAAGAGACCAGACCGAGTGCCTTGCTTGATACCTGCTTGCTTGCCAGCGGTGCTGATGTCTTGGCAGGGGAATCCACCGCAAATAACGTCGGCTGATCCCAGTTCAGGCACAAAGGTGCAGATGTCATTGTGGATCGGCACTTGAGGCCAATGCTTTTGAAGGATCTGTTGGCAGTAGAGATTGCGCTCTACGAACTGAACAGTGGTGAAGCCACCAACGATTTGTTCAGCTGCATAGGAGAAGCCACCAATGCCTGAAAACAGATCCAATAGCTTGAGGTTGCCGTTAGGCGCGGAGGATGATGGTGGGGGTATTGATGCGTCGTTGTTCGCGTTCAAGCCACCATCGTTGAGCGGTGAGTGCGCGAGCAGGGTCTGCGGAGAAGGTGCCATTAGGTGTGAGGAACTGACCGCAGAGGGAGACGAGTTTGCAGGGCTGGTATTCAGGCCGGTGTGTCGTCATGACTTGTTTTGCCGTACCAGAAGTGGGTCTGACTACTGGGCTTCAAGCACGCAACCTAGCTAGCAGATCTGCTGTTTTCTCGGCCAGCTTGCAGTAGCTGGTACCTTCATCGCTGGAAACGATGTGCGGGCAAGTGGAGTTGGGTTGTTCAATCCAGTTGCCGAGAGCCTGTTGCAGAGCTGTGAATTCTTCCCAGGTCATGGAAAGGGACTGGTGACCTCGGCTTAGATGAATGTCAAAGCCTTCAGCGTTTGTCCATTCTGTGACTTCGAGGAAGTCATCACCCTTTCTATCAATGTTGTAGTTCTTGAGTTCGACAAAGCGGCAGGTGCGCTGAGATTCTTTCATGATGAGTAGTGATGTTGACTAATCGGGCAGGGATTCAAGAGCGCGGCGGGGCTCAGTGGGGTGGTGTCAGCCATTGAGTAGACCTCCATCAACGAGAGCATCACACCATTCCTTGAATGGCGCCTCGATCTGAGCCATGGCTTTGTTGTCCACGGCGCTTGGATCGCGGATCATGGCAATGGCAAGGCCAAGAGCATCACCGAGGCGATTCTCAAGGCTGTTTAGTGGCACAAATTTGAAGTCAGTCATTGATTTGCTTGGTCATAAAGAGCATTGACAATGATGCCGCGATCACCGGGGTAGAGATCAAAGGGAGTTTCGTTAAGCCACAAGGCCACCGTGCGGATCGCAGCGCGGGCTTCTTCCTCCCAGTTGATGGGTTCATCGTCTCGACCGATAGCGCGGGCTACCTGATCCACCAGCGAATTACCAACTTGGTTTGAAGTAGAAGTTGGCGTCATGCCAACCCTAAAATCGGGCGTCAGTAATGCTTTTAACTCTGCCTGCTGCTTTGCAGTAAGTTTCAGAGGTTTGCTGATCTGGTGGACTTTTGATGCTTGGCGTTCAGCAGCTTCTAACGATTCAACCTGGCTAAATAAAGCCACAATGTTTGAATTCGTTTCGACAATATGTTTGTGAACTGCATCTTCTAGCGTCTTGACCCTGGCGCGGAGTTCAAGGATGCAGGTTTGAGGAGCGTAGCCGTATTCATCAGACCAATGCTCTATTTCGGCCCATTGCTTGGGCGTTGCTGTGTAATCAGTCATCGAGTTGCTCCAGGGCGCGGCGGATGGTGGCGAGTTCGCTCATCACCACCCAAGGGGACTCGGCTTTCTCAAGCCTGTCCACAAGCTCAAGTGCCTGCTCCTTCAAGCTCGGCGGCTTGGGGCGGCGGGTCGCGCGAAGGTCGTCAACCACGTCAAACCCCTGCTGTCGCAGCAGATGGCAACACGCCTCCAGCTCCTGATCAGCACCCCAGCGGGCTGCTTGGCTGGCGATTTCCTGAAGGCGTCGATCCGTCATGGTCACCATCGTGAGCTTTTCCAGCGCAGATGCGTATTCCGGTGCGGTGCGCCACTGTTCCACCAGCTCAGGCGGCGGAGTAATTGGGTGTTCTTGAGTCATTGTTGAACCTCGTAGTGTGTAGATCTACGCAGCTGGCTTGCCAATGGTGGTGATCACGGCAGCGACGATGGCTTCGAGTTGTTGACGTGGGATGCCGGAGACGGTGCGTGCTGCGGCATCAATGGCGCGTTGGTAGGCCGTGAGGTCAACAGGGAGGCTGGTGGGCTTGAGTTTGGTCTTGGTCATGCGCCGCGTATTTCCCAGAAGTGTTTGATGGTTATCGTGGCCTCGCCCAGGGCGAGTGAAAGTCGTTCGGATGCCTTGAGCTGTTCGCGTTGCTCAAGGATGTGTGGAGGGTAGGAGTAAGACTTACGGGTGCGACGGGTGATCTTGCAGTCGTTCCACGAAAGCGACTCTTCTGCTTCGCCCGCTTCCACCAGATGATCCAGTAGGTCAAGCAACTCTTGGCGTCTGGCTTGGATTTCCTTCTCACGTTGAGCTAGGTGTGTGAGTTCTTCTAGCAGGGGATCAAGAGAAGGCGGTGTAGATGAGAGCAGCAATGAGGATGCAGGTCCAGACAAAAGTGATGGTGTCGCCATGACGCTCAAGGAAGGAGGGTTTTTGTTGTGGAGTGCGATGTGGAGGACGTGTTGGTTGCACGGGACGGGTGTAGACGCGGCGTGGTGTGCGAGTGATGAAGGGAGGGAGGGTTGGTGATGTCATTGGGTCAGACTTCAGAAGGCAGGTAGATGCGCTGCAACCAGCTGTCAAAAGCTTGATCGGTAAAACCAGAGAAGGCCGGCTCTGGCATGGGTTTGCGGTTGTAGTTAGACCACATCTGATGAACCCATTTGCTGTAGAGACGAATGGATTCGCGGAGGTATGCCCACTCGTATGGGTTGGAAGGAAACTCAGGGCCTGTGATGCGACCAGAGCAAGCAAGCCAGGCGCGATAGCGCACGCATGGCGTCATGTCAGGGCGTGATTGGGATGTCATGAGAAAGGTTTGCAGTGGAGGACAGTTGAACCGGGATATTGGTTTTCAAAGGCATCGGCCACTTCGTCTGGTTCCCAACCGGATGGGGCGACGAGTGTTGTTTCTTGCGGGAGGATTTCGGCGCCTTTGCGGATGAGGGCGCGGTCCAGAGCGGAGATGAACTGAACGCGGAAGGTGCAGGTCATGAGTCAGGGCGCCAGCCATTGCGGTAGGCGAGGGCGATGAGGAATTGACGGTTGTGGGTGAAGTAGGGGATGCCGTGGTCGTCAAGGAAGTCGGTGGCGTCTTCCTCGTTGGCGTCTGAGGTGATGGCAGCGTCTAGAAGCTGCTGTAGTTGAACGGGTGCGTACACGTACAAGCTCCGATCACGAAAAAGAGTTGCGGGATTCAGCCGAACGGCATTCGTCTGCCCAGTCGTAGGGCTCACGCTCGGCAGCGGGAGGAACAAATTGGACGGTGTAGGGAAGGCCAGCCGTTTCAAAGGTGGCGTACATCTCGTCGAGTTCGTACTCGTGGCACCAATCAGAGAGAAGGGTGCTGTTGAAGAGGTAACGCTCGGCCCAGTCCATGGGTTTTGCGTTGGGTAGTCGAGTGCAGAGGGTGGATGGCATGGGAGCGCTGCCTGTCCCTCAAAGCATAAGGTACGTACACGTACCCGTCAAGGGGTGAGATCAGAAGGGGCGGTGACGCAGCTTGTACTGCTCAAACAGCTCAGTCCAGGCATCCAGGCAGTCCTGTGCCTCGTAGCCATCGGGGTGCATCTCGCCGGGGTAGGCCCAGAGCACGAGGTTGCGCGTTATGGACAGGATGTACAGATCAATCAAGGCGCGGGTGCCTGCACCGAGTTGAGGGCGCACGTCTTGCTTTTTGCTGCTTGGCTTGCTCTTGGTCTTGAGATCGAGCACGCCGTAGCCGCCTTTGTGCCAGCGCACCACCACGTCGAGCGTGCCGGCCCAGTTCTGGCGCATGTCGTAGACGCGGTGTTCAGCCCCGATCACGTCGCAGTGCTGCCAGATCTGGTGATCAACCAAGGGGTAGATCCAATCGCCGTAGTCACCGGCTTCATCTGCCGAAGGGCGCACCTTGGTTTTGAGCCAAGCCTCCAGGCAGCTGTGGACGGTGTTGCCGCGAGGTTCCCAGATGTGGCGGTAAGCCTCGATGTTGTCGCGGTCGGCATCGGTGAGGGTGACGGCGCCAATGATCCCGGTGATGGAGATCGGGAACAGATGACCGGTATCAGTGCGTGAGTAGGACCACGAACTGGGGTCGTGGTCGATGGGGAGCGGGTCAAGCCAGTTCATGTACGTACAGGTGTCGCTTGGGGTCAAAAGGAAGGCTTGCCGCTGAGGATGCTGCCAAGGCTCTGTAAGCCGCCAGAACGCCGCTCTGAGGCCGGTAAGGCCTCTAGGACCACCCTGGACTCCGTGATGAACCACGGCGGCTCTCCTGAGGCTCGTGCAGCGGTCATTGCTTCTTCAGCTGCTTCCCACTGCTGACGCCTGACGCTGTGCAGCTCACGGGCTGCTTCTTTGCTCAGCTCACTGCCGATGGCCTGCTGTCCGTTGCTGGTCTGCACCAGGCGCACAGCACCGCTGTCTTCGCGGAACCCACCACGCGAGAGCTGACCATCGGGCCCTTGCTGCTTGTAGGCCGCTTTGCACCAGCACACCAGCGCTAGGTCATGGCCGCCACAAGGGCTGCCATCCGGCTTGCAGTCGTAGTCGGGCAGGTAGTGCCGCAGTAGGCCATCAGCGTTGCTCAGCAGCCCGCTGTCGTTGCAGGCGTAGCACTCAAACAGCGGACGCCTGAAGGTCTTGTCGCGATGCGGTGCAACGCGCTTGTGGGAGGTGGTCATCAGAACGGTGCGTCGGGGAACTCAGGCGGGGGTGTGAAGCTCGGACGCTCAGCAAGCACCGTTTCTGCAGCAGTGCCAGTGACGTGTTGCTGCCAATAGCCCTTGCTCAGCCAGCGGTGGCAATCCGGGAACGGAGCAGCCCAGTTGTTCTCGCGTATTGCTCTGGCTTGCTCGTTGACCGCAGCGGTCAGAGCGGCCTGCAGCTGACCAGCGGTGATCTCCTTGGTCACCTTGCCCCAAGCCTCAACAGCCGCAGGCTTGGTCTGACCGTTGGCCCGTTGCTTGATCGCGAGGTATTGACGCCAGAAGGCCTCGAACTCAGGCCCACCATCTGCCTTGGGTTTGCGCTTGCGACGCTTTTGAGACGGTTCAGCAGGCTCAGCCTCTGCGTTTACCGCTTCCGTAACAACAGTATTTACTTCTATAGAAGTAATACCATTAGAAGAAGAAGTAGAGGGAGTCCCGGCTGCGCTCGGTCCTCCCAGAGTACCAGACCCGTCAAGCCCTTGCTCGATTAGAAGGGCGCAAAAGCTAGACAGGGACTGCGTTTTGGGTTTTCTGGCTTCGAGTTGAAAGACCAGATCGGGCGGAAGGCGCAGCTCAACGCGCTTTGACATGTGCCGGGGATTAACGGGATTTGCCGGCATTTGCCGGTGATCGCCGGCATTTGCCGGGATCTGCCGGAAATTACCGGGTGCGTACCTGTACCCGCAAGGGGTGCGCGATGAGTCCCTTGAGATCGTTTTGAGACGGCTGTTAGCGCTGTTGCGTTTGCTGGCCCGGCTGGTCCATCGCCTGCTCCAGCAGAAAGGCGGAGAGGTTCGACATGGAGCGCCCTTCCCTGTTGCTGCGCTCCACCAGGCCGCGAAAGGTCTTGTCGGGCAGCGTGATGGTCATGCGCTTGGGCTTGCGTGTCATGTGGCTGAAGGCTTGTGGATCCATGGCGTGAAATGCCCGGAGTTCCACCATGTCCTTACGTACACGTACAAGATCAGAGACGTAGGGTTTTCTTCGGTTTCAGTGCTTTGGGGTCCTTGCGCTGAGCGCTGCGCTCGCTGCGGCAACGCCCCATTGCTGTTGCAAGATCCCAGTCGCAGCATCTCAAGTGACTGGGATATGGTAGACATGGCAGATGTCAGTCACTGCAGGCGAAGTCGGCGCCATCATCCGCGTCAGCACCAAGCGCCAAGCCGAGCAATCGGACAGTCCAGCCAACCAGCGCCACCTACTGGCCAGCCAAGGAGCTACCCGCTTCTACGAGTACGTCGGCTCTGGTTTCAGCTCTGAGAAGCGCCGCAGTTCTGCTGCATGGCAGAACTTGATGCAAGACATCAGGAGCGGGCGCCTCAGCCGCCTGCTGGCCACAGACATCAGTCGAGCCGCTCGCAAGGATGAGCTGCTGACCGAGCTGATCCAGCTGTGCGATCAGCACGGTGTCGAGTTCTTGGCTGCAGGCCTGCAGGTCACCCATGGCAGCGCCATGAGCTGGTACAGCGCCAAGCAAATGAGCTTGATGGCTGAGCTGTATTCCCGCGACCTGTCGGACAAGATCAAGCGCGGCCAAGCTGCTGCCATCGCCCGTGGCGTGCCTGCATTCACCAGCAAGCAGCTGCCGTGGCACCTGATGCGAGAGCCAGGCACCAAGCACGGCGTCATACAGCACCCAGAGCGCTGGGACGATGCCCGCGACGTGGTGCTCGACTACATGGAGGGTCGTGCCCGTCTCGATGCCCTATCGGCCCGGATCTACGCCAAGCACGGGGTGATCGGCTGTGCCGCAACGATGCACAAGTGGCTGCGCAGCCATTCACTGCTTGGGCATTACGGCAAACGGGATGGCCCGGTGTTGATCACCAACTGCTTCCCGGCCTTGATCAGTTCAGAGGAAGGAGAGCTGCTGCAGCGGCGCCTGCAGGCCAACCGCAAGCGATGGGGCACCACCACCAACCACAAGGTTTATGCCTTGACCGGCTTGTGTCATTGCGCCCATTGCGGCCATGCCCTTGCTCACAGCACGGTCAACAAGTCCAATGGCACCAAGTACCGCTACCTCCGCTGCGCTGCCAAGCGGGAGTGCCCTGGCTTTCGCAAGCTGATCAGCGCTGAGCTGGTGGAAATGGCTGTGCTGCACCAGTTGGGCGAAGCCCTTGAGGCGATGGCGCTCAAAGGGGCAACCCGTGGTGATCTGGTCACTGAATCGGCAGAGGTGGTCAACCTGCGCCAGCGGGTACGAAAGCTGGAAGCGCTGCTAAGCGAACTGGAAAGCCCTGGTGTACGAGCTGACCTCAAGCAGGCCATGGGTCGCCTGCAGGCCCTAGAGGCCGCGATGAGCAACCCCGATCAGAGCAGGGTTGATCAGGCCAAGGCGATGCTGCTCCGCGCTGAAAACACGTTCATGGCCAGGCCTGACGGCGAGCGCAACGCTTACCTGCTCGCGGTCATTGATCACTGCCTGATCGACACGACCTACAAGCCGGAGGGGGAAGGATGGGAGTGCCGCACTGTGCAGCAGATTGCCTTGCGCTGAGACCTCTTGCAGCGAATGCACTTCTTGCCCGAAGCGCCGAGAAGCATTGCTGCAGCGCGCTTCACAGCACTGGTCACTGGGGTTAGCGTTCGTACACGTAATGGGTCCGCATGGATATTGCCCCGTTTCAAGACGAGCGCTTTGAGCAGGCCAGGGTCCGCTTTGGCTTGATGATCAAGGCTTGGATGCGGAGCGGCGGCTGGAGCACCAAGACCCCGATGGAGTGGGCTAAGGCCGCTGGTCTCCCTCAGATCTCCAACAACACCGTCAGCTTCATCTGGGCCGGCACCCAACCCAAGACCAGCCCACGGTTCTTCGCCACGCTGGGGTACCTGAATCAGCGGCTGGCGGCGAGAGATTACGGACCGATCCAAAGCCGTGCCTTGATGGATCGCGTTCAAGCCCTTGAGCCGATCACCGATGCCAGCGGTCGGCCGTGGTCAGCAGTGGACTTCTTTGCCTGCTACATCGGCCAGCTTGACCCGCCGCCGCAGTTTGATTCCGGGCCACCGCCGGAAAAGACCAAGCTGCTGTCCGTTGAGTTGGCACAGCGGATCAGCAGCCAGAAGCAACAGCTTTTTGAAAACCATGCCACCAGCCACGGCCTCAGCAAAGCCGAGGCATGGGGGCAACTGAAGCAGCACTGCGCAAGCTTGACGCCTGAACAGCTTGATGCGTTTCAGCAGGTGCTCTCTGGCTGGCGCAGCTGGTCACCAGAAGAGCTAGAGACACTCAAGGACTCCGAAGGGCACAACCGCGCAGTGCTTGCGCTGCAGGAATGGTGCTGCCTGGATCTGAGCCAGGAACTGCAGGAGATCACCAGCAACACTTGACCCACCTTGTACGTACACGTACACTGATGGGGTCCATCGGGGGTGCTTCCCTTGCAAACGCTTGCTCAGGCCCTCGCCGGCTTTCACGCTGAGGTGGGCCGCATCCTCAAGCAATCCAGTGCTCAATACGGCAAATACGCCGATCTGGCCACGGTGCTCGCTGCTGTCAGCCCTGTGTTGAGCAAGCACGGCCTTGTCGTCACTCAAACCTTCTCACCCTTTGAAGGTGGCTGCACGTTGCTGCGCACCACGCTCCTGCACGCCAGCGGTGAGTCGGTCACGTCAGACCTGCCGATGCCTTCAACCGAAGGGCAGCGCAATGCCCTGCACGCCTTTGGTGCGGCAACCACGTACCTCCGTCGCTACGCACTGCTGGCGATCTTGAACCTGGCCGCTGAAGACGACGACGGCGACAGCTTCGGCACCGAGCAAAAAGCCGTGGCCAAATCGGGTACGGGTACGCACAAGAGAGCAGTGGTACCTGCTGCTCCCGTTGCCAGCCCTAACCCTGGCCGCCTCAGCACAGAAGCCAAGAAAGCTCTGCTTGATCGCGTTCAAGACCTTGGCTCAGATCTGGTGCCACAGCTGGCTGATGCCTTCCGCGCACGCTTTGGCCTCGCTGCTGAGGTTCCTGTCAGTGACTACATCAAAACTCAGGCGCACGCCGATTTCATCAGTGACTGGATCAACGCCCGACCAGCTGCCGCTGTCTCTGCATGACCACCTCACGTTTGCGCAGCAGCACGTCAATGCAGCCATCCAGTGCCTTGACATCGACCACGCTTTCCGTGTTGCCGCGTTTGAGCACCGCATCACCCAATACGGGAACACCGTGCTCAAAGTTGACCGCCTCAAGCGGATCCTTGAAGAAATCAAGCAAGTCCAAGCGCACAATCACTCGCGTTAGGCACTTGATTCTTCAAGAAGACGACGGCATGTTCCTCGGCACCCTCACCGATGGCAGGCCTGTATGGGTTAAGCATCCACTGCAGGCCATGCAGCACTGTCATGCCGACACTGCACTGCGCAACCTGTACGTGTTGAGAGAGTTTTACGACACACCTCAAACGCTGCGGATTCAGGAGGTCACCTTTTACGCATTGGTCTCCAATCCAACCCAATGGTTCACTGATCATGTCTGACGTTTCAACAGCAAAGCCGCGTCGCTATCCCAGTAGCGGTCAGCCTGCTGCTCCGATCAACACCAGGCTGAATGCCTCAGAGCTGGAGCTGGTACGCGAGCACGCTAAACAGCACAACATCACAACCAGTGCCGCGCTGCGTGATTTAGCTCGGCGTGGCATGGCCTTGCCTTCTTTGATTGAACAGCAAGGCTAGATCCTTTTCTCTTTTCTCAACATCAATGGCTGACTCTGATTTCAAAGCTGCACTGCCCCGTGCTGTCAAATGGAGCACTGGCGAAAACCGTTACGACAACGGTGGTAAGCAGCCCCGCAGTCTCACCCTGTTTGTACCCCGTGAGTCTGCTGTTGCTTTTGCCAACTACATCATCAACAGCGCCGACGACAACGAAAAGATGCGTACCGGCAAGGTGTGGGACTACGACAAAAAGGCAGAGGTAGAAGTCGAAGGCTTCTACATCAACGGCAAGGGACGTGAAGGCCGTGATGGTGATTTTGGAACGATCAACCCTGCCTCGACCAAGTGGCAGAACGAAACCACACAAGCGATGCCTTTCTGATGAACCCTGACTGCAACCCCATCGAGCAGCAAGCCGTTCAAGACCGGCTAGAGGCTGCCTACGCCGCCAGCGGCCGCGATCAACTCCCCGCTGGCAACCCGCTCAAGTCCACCTACACCGGCCTCCTCACCAAAACAGATGACAACAACAACGCCGACGCTTGAAGACCTGCTGGCTGAGTGGTGGCGTGACAGCTACCCCCACGCTGCACCGATCCACAATCAAACCGCCAGCCTGATCGTGGCTTTTGCTTCGTGGGTGCTGGCCAAGAAGGCACGGGAGGCTGGGCAATGATCAAAGCCGACCACTGGATTCGTGTCCGTGCTGATGCCGGCATGATCGACCCCTTTGAGCCCACGCTCATCCGTCAAGTCGCCAGCCACAAGGTGCTCAGCTATGGCTGCAGCTCCTACGGCTACGACATCCGCCTCTCACCAGCAGATTTCCGCGTGTTCCAGCATGTGCCGGGCACGATCATGGACCCCAAGGCATTCAACCCAGACAACCTGCGCAACGTTGAGCTGCAAAGCGATGAACGCGGCCGCTACTTCGTGCTGCCTGCCCATAGCTATGGCCTTGGCGTAGCGCTGGAGAAGCTTTGCGTGCCGCCAAACGTCACGGTGATCTGTCTCGGCAAATCCACCTATGCCCGCATGGGTGTGATCGCCAACATGACCCCTGCAGAAGCTGGCTGGCGCGGTCATCTCACCTTGGAATTCTCCAACTCTTCCGGTGCCGACTGCCGCATCTATGCCAACGAAGGCATCTGTCAGCTGCTGTTCTTTGAAGGTGACCCGTGTGACATCACTTACGAAAAACGCGCAGGCAAATACCAAGACCAAGAGCACGGCGTCACGCTGGCCACGGTCTAATTAAAAGGGTGGCAGGTGGCCGGTCCTCACGCGGTGCCGGCCTCACCGCAGCCTGCCACTACGGTAACGCCTAGACCCTCAAAAGAAGTTCTAGGCACACAGCTTAGCCATTTCTCTCCCACTCTGCTGCCGATGGCCACGCCTGGCACCTCTGTTGATTGGATCATTCAGCACTCACGCCGCTACCCATTGCTCACTGCGGCCGAAGAGATCACCTTGGCTCGTCAAGTGCAAGCTTGGGTTGCCATTGGTGATGTGCAATCACCGAGCAAACAACAGAATGGCATCATTAAAAAGGGGCGCCGCGCTCGTGATCGCTTCTTTCTTTCCAATATCCGTCTGGCTGTCAACGTTGCGGGCAAGTACAAGAAGTACTGCGGCACCTTGACGCTTGAAGACCTGATTCAAGAAGGTCTCATTGGCTTGGACTCGGCGATCCTCAAGTTTGATCCAGCCCTTGGCTACAAGTTCAGCACCTATTGCTATTGGTGGATCAGGCAAGGCATCACGCGAGCAATCAATCGCCACAGTCGCGTCATACATCTGCCAATGCAGGCCAATGATGTGATACGCAAGTCAATGGACTACATGCAGCAACACATGCGTGACACTGGCAAGATGCCACCTATTGATGAGGTTGCTAAACACTGCAAGATTCAAAAGGAAACACTGCTGGGCTACTTGAACCACAACGCCAGCGTGCTCAGCTTGGATCAGAAGATGCCAGGCAGTGAAAAGTATGGCGAGTTTATGGATGTGGTGGCTGATCCGACCAGTCTCCATCCTGAGCCCGACAACCTCCAAGAGTTCAGCAATGCCCTACATGAGGCTATTGACGATCTATGCCCTGAGCATCAACACATCATTCAGCGGCGCTATTTCCACAGCACACGTCATCCCACGCCGTTTGAGGAAATCGGCAAAGACCTTGAGGTGAGCCGTCAGGCCACGCAGCAGATGCACAAGCGGGCGATGACCACTCTGCGGCTCAAGCTTGGCGGTCTGCAAGGGCAAGACTGCATTCAAGCTCTGCGATCCGTCGCGTAGCTCCTCGGATGATCAGATCTTGGTGCATGGAAAGCTGGCACAGCTTGAGCAGCATCTCTTGCGCCTGCGCTAGGTCGTAGCTCTCAACTGCCCGTTTCTGACGCTCCAAGGTAAGTAGGTGCTCTGGCCCTGGCTTGGGCACCATCCAATCACCCCAAGCCATAACGGGAACCTAGATGGTTGGGCTAAGTATTCCGTTGGAAGAACCGACTATCGAGTATGTCGAAACGGAAGAAGGTATGAAATGGCGTGTATGTGGACTTGGCTACTGCACAGAACACGCACAGCAGTGGCAGGCTGAAATCCTGCACGAGTGTCTGATGGTGGCTAAGGGTTGCCGCAATGAAAGCGATGCCCAACACTGACCGCCTTGGTCCAACGACAAACTCTCCGCCCACAACAACAGCTGATCTGATGACGACGACCACCAGCAAGCCGCGTTCTGCCTTCATTGGCATGACCATGGATGAAGCGGTTGCCTTGATCCACTGGCACGGTGAGCGGTGGCAGCGGGCACCTGAGCGCGGCGTTCTCAAAGACCCCCATGGCAACGGCTATGGCCGAAACCCGCTGGAGATCACCAAGGCGACAACCCGCCGCCGGCTTGATGAGGAGACGCGTGACTGCGCGTGGTGCATCGCCCACCAGTACGGCAGCATCGGCCTGCAAGAGCTGTTCAAGGCAGTGCAGAAGGGCACTCAAGAGCCGTATCGGTACGAGATCGGCCGTGTGATGGATTTAGCCTTCCATGGAATTGCAGGCTGGCTTGTCTGATGTTCCAAAAGGCTGGTTACGCCAGTCCTCCCGCGTAGCAACAGCTCTTGATGGTGTGGCTCACTCCTGGGGGTGGGGTTCAGGCGGCTACGTAGGCAGCCACCAGCTCAGCCTTGCTGCAGCGGCGCCGACTGCCGGTGATGCGGCGCACTTCGCTACTGGTGCAGCTCTGTAGCTCACTTGCCAGCAGTGCCAGCGGGTGCATGACTGGTGCGGTTTTGGACTGACGCTTTGGCAGCGTCTTGACAACAGCGGCAGGCACCCACAAGTGGCGCCAGAAGGCGGCAAGCTGCTCATTGCGGGCATAGATAGCCTCACCAGTCAGGCGGCCCAGTGCATAGGCCAGCTCAGCCAGCAGCACGATGCAGGTGATCGCAAACGCAATGGCCGGAGCGGCGATCCGTGCGCCACGCTCCAAGCCGTGCGCGATTTGCGCCGTGGTGGGAACAGTCATGGTCATTGGTGGTCTCCAGAAATGGGAGCCAGGTGGCGCGTCGCTTCCAGCGCCAGCCCGGCAGGAATGGAGACCCCCAGGAGTGATGCCCCCGAAGGGGCGATGCCCTTAGAGCCACTCTTCAAGCGCGGCCTGGGCGTTGCCCAGATCGTGCTCAATCGAGTCAGCTAGCGCGATGGCCTTTTGGGCCACCGTGAGCAACTGCTCGGTGGAGCGGCTCCACGCCTCAAAGGCAGCATCCACCTCAGCGATTAACGCTGCGGTTTCGGCCTCGCGGGCGAGGGCATTGCGGGTGATGTCGTCCATGAGATCTCCGGTTGGTGGTTGAGCCCCCGGCGGGACTCATGGGTGCCGGGTGAAGGCCACCACCGGAGCGGGACGACTCCCGCGAGCTATTCAGTTTTCAAGGTTCAAGGCCCCGTAGGGCTAGGAGATCCGCTCTGCCTCCTCCCTGGTCTGCAGCAGCGGCAGGGAGTCGTAAATCTCAGGTGCTGCCGGTGGTGGGCGCTGCCCATCTCTTCCGACTCCTCCACTATACACGCACGTGCACGAATGCCTATGGGTATTGATGCCTAATTTCGTCAGTCAGCTATGCAGCAGCTGGAGGCTCTGGATCATCTAGCTCGCGGCTCAGCCACAGCCTTGTGTTGTCCTCGTCGTAGCTCATGTACGTGATGCCATTAGCCATGGCCATCCACACCTTCACCCCTGTTGTTGGCCGTTCAACGATCCACAGGCCTGGTTGAATCCGGCGGCTGACGTTCGGTTCTCTCATGGCTCAGCGATGATGCACCAACCGCTACGGGTGCCTTCCACAAGCCAACGCGGTCCCCAGTTGGCTTTGCTGTAGGCAAGCCCTGCACCTTTGCTGTTGATGTAGGTGCCGCGCACTACATCCATTTCACCAAATGGATCATTGACGATGACGTGACCGGTCGTGACACCGATCACAGTGAGCCAATGGCCGCCACCGGAAGGCTTACTGCTAGTGCCGTGATGCAAAAACCCGCAGGGCACAGGCACGTTGCGAGCAATCTGCCGTTGCAGGTCATCCCAGCCGCCGTTCTGCTGGAAAGTGGCCCGGATGCCGTAGTGCGCCAACGCTTTCAGCTGAGCATTCACATCCGTGGTGTCACCAAAGCGCAAGACCGTTTTGAGGTATTGGTCATCCGCTGCCGCACCGCCAATACTTCCCGGCCGCAAGTAGGCCAGCAGCATGGCGCAGCTAGAGCTGAAGCACATGCGGTTTGCCTGTCCCGCCACGGTGGAATCCCGCTGGCTGTAGTACGGCACCTTCAGCGGTTGACTGGGCTTCTGCTGCGGTGGCGTCTGCAAGCGTTGCTCACCACAGAACAAAGCAACCTCGGCTGCACGGCGGCGCTCCAATCCAGCCAGCACCGCTTCACCGGCATGAACCCAGCGCGGCAGCTCTTCCCTCACGACCTTGCACGGCTCTTCTCCTGCCAATAGCCGCTTGCGCAGCGTGCTTTCTTCCAAGGCGCCAAGGCCAAGGTTGTAGGAGAAGCTGACGATGGCTGCGACCTGTTCTGGCTTCCACTGCTTGGCCAGCGGCAACAGATGCAGCACACCAGGCCCGAAGAGGTTTTCAACCTCGTTCTGCAGCAGCTCATCAGCTAGTGCTTGGCTGATCTTGTCACCGCCCCGCACTGGAGCATCCATCAACCGCGTGGTGCCCCAGCCAATAGTCCAAACACCAGCCGGGCACTTGTAAGCCTCCAGCTTGCAGCCTTCAAACTCACGAATAATCTTGAGTGCAGGCGCTACCCATGGAGCCGGCAGTGGTGGTTTTGGTTTTGGGTCGGCGCGATACAGCTCCGCAAACTCACTGATGACTTGATCGGTGAGATGACCCTGCAGCCAATCCCACGCTGCCAGCTGATGCGGCAGTTCTTTGTAGTGCTTGGCGGCTTGACGGAGCTGGATTATGCTCACACCTTGGTCTCCAGAACAGTGAGACGTTGCTCAATTGAGTTGAGCCTTGGGAATAGCTCTTGCCGGTCGTCCTTAATTTCCTGCCGCAGCAAAGAAACCTCGCCGGCGATGTGCTCGACAGCCACGGTCAAGCGGATGACAGCGCGGGCTGCCTCGTCGTCTTTTCGCATGAAATTGCCAATACCGCTGGCACCAATGCCAACGACAGCACCAATGACGGCGGCCAAGACTTCAACCACGATCAGCGGCGACGCTTTTTGTTGTTTTGCTCAGCTTGAGCTGCAGCAGCGATGCCGCGCAGTGCTGCAATGATCAACTGCAACCAGCCGTTGGCCTTAACACCAGGGATGTAGCTCAGCAGTTCACTACCAGCCAATAGCGCAACGGCTAAGCCTGCGAGTTCTTCTGGGGTCATAGCCAGCAGGTCTGCTATGGCTAAGTTGCCCGTTGCAGCAACAGCAAAGCCCAGCCGAAGCTGGGCAGAGCAGCCCGATGCCAAAGGCAGAGCGGGAACACTCTCAGACTAGAGCAACGCACTAAGCAGCCCAGGGCAGCCCAGCGGCCTTAGTGGGCTGACGTTGCTCCTCAATTTGGTTCAGCAGTGCTTGACCAATCTCCACCACCTTCTCGCTGCCCAGGGCTTCCTTGACCCACTCAATCACCTGCTCCTTGGTGAGGTCGGCATAGGGGATCAGGTTCTCAGGGCGCTCAAAACCAATGGAGCCATAGGCGCCAGCGGAGTAGGTGCCGTCGTGTGCATCGACGGTGTAGTGAGCGGTGTAGACATAGCCATCAGCGGTCTCCCGCTCAAGATTGGCGATGTTCCAGGTGACGGTGAGATCAGACATTGGCTTGGTGGTGTCGGATGAAATGTACGGGTTTTGGGGAGTTATGGCTAACTCCCCGGTGAGTAGTGAAGGGGACTAAGCGCTTTCAAGAGCAGCAACACGAGCCTTCAGTGATTCAATCTCACCGATTGATTCCTGCAGTGCAGCCGTCAGCAGCGGCACCAGCTTTGCAGCATCGACACCTTGATAGACCGGGTTGCCGTTGGCGTCTTCGGCATCCTTTTCACCGATGACAGCAAGTGGCACAACCTCTTGCAGCTCGTGAGCGATGAAGCCTTGGACGGTTTCGCCGGGGTTCTCGTTGAACTCAAACGTTGATGGCTTGAGTTGAGACACGAGACTGATGGCGCCAGCGAGAGGCTGGATGTTTGTTTTCAGTCGGTAGTCCGAGCTGGTGGGGAAACTGGTTGCAGTTGAGGTGCAAGTAATGCCGCCAACGTATGTACCAGAGGCGTTGTAGTTAGACCACGGATAAGACGTGCCGGTGTTAGATGTGATCTGAGCATTGACACCGTTGGCTGTGCCGGTTTGGACCTGAATAACAACGCGAGAAGTTGCGGGGTTTGTTTGTTGACCAATTAGAACATCCCCACCGTTCGTAATCCTCATCCGCTCTGTCGGAGAACTCGCCCCATCCGCAGTAGTGCTGATGGCTAATGACCCTGAGGCGTTGTAAATGCCTGTGGTTGGTGCGCTAGTCGGCAGATTGCTTTGGTCTTCACGCAGCAGTGGCCGACCGCCTGCCGTGGCGCCGTCATGCACCACCAAGGTCCGCTTTGTGGTGTCAACCGTCAGCTCACCGTTGGCACCCGTGAAGGTGCTGTGCTCAGCAGTAGTGCCGCGACGGTTCTGTACTTGGGTGGCCATTAGGTGAGGGCGCCGTAGTCCAACGTCCCGCTGGCGCTACCTGTGATCAGCCCATAATCTTGGTTCGCAAAAGCGATCCGCACGATCTCATCACTGCCCTGATTGCGCTTCATGTAGATGGCGCCGTCATAGACATTGATGCCAAGCTCGCGCAACTCCAGATCGCTGGTGGTTGGCACCTTGCCAGCAACTGCAGAACTCTTGAGCTTGATCGTGTTAGCCATGTGGCCGTCCAGGTGGCTATCTAGCCGGACGACCTAAGTTGCCGGCCACAGATCAATAAAAACCTCCATCTATCTCAGAGCTGGGGCTCAGGTAATCCGTGCCTGCAACAGCAGCACTGAAGGCACTGGTGCCGTTGGCCTTGACCAGACCCGTCAACGTCGTGACGCCAGTGCCGCCGTAGGCCACGCTGATGGTGTTGGCGTTCCAGGTGCCGCTGGTCAGCGTGCCCACGCTGGTGAGGCTGGAGCCGGTGACGCCGGTACCGAGGCTGCTGCCGCTTAGAACAGTGGTGCCGTTGACGCGGTAGACCTTGCCGCTGGCAACGTCAAAGTCCTCGCTGGATGTCCAGCTGTCGGTGGCATTGCTCCAGCTGAAGGTCTTATCGGTCGCACCCTTCAGCGTGATGCCACCACCATCAGCTGTGTTGTCCGTGGGACTGGCGACATCGCCTAGGACGATGTTTTTGTCGTCAACAGCCAGCGTGGTGCTGTTGATGGTGGTCGTTGTGCCGTTGACCGTCAGATCACCAGTGACGGTGAGGTTGTTGCTGAAGGTCGTGTTGCCGCTCAGCGTGGCGCTACTGAGGTTGACGGTACCTGTAAATGTCTTGTTGCCGCTGATCGTCTGAGCGGTGTCCAGCGTGACGAACGCACCGGCGCCGCCGATCTTGATGATGCTGGTGGCACTACCGCCCGCACCACCAGTGCCAGTTCCGTAGTGCAGAACCGCATTGCCCTCCGAAAAAGCCAGCTCCGCATTGGCCAGGCTCGCGGGTGCGCTGCTGCCCGTCGAGCGTTTGATGCGGATGGTGTTAGGCACGGCTAACGACGAGACACTGCGTTGCGTCTAGGTTTCCGGCAGCAGCCTAGAAATTGCCGCCGTCTGTGAGTGTGACGACGGTGTTGATGTCATTGCCCAGCCATTTGCCGGAAGTGTTGTCGTAGTACAGAACGCTGCTGGCGACCTTGCCAGTTACATCCACATCAACAAGATCGGCAAGTGTGAGCACCTCGCTCACCGGTGGGCCTTGCGGACCAGCTGTTTGCACCTCAACCGTCAGCGGTGCAGTGGGCGAGATGACCTCAACGGTCTGTTCCGCTACTTCGGTGACAAGCACCTGTCCGGTGCTGCTGACCTCAACGCTGTTTGACATCACGCTGGTGCTGTATAGCCCTGAGAGGGCCTGACAATTCCCTCTAGGTAATACTCACGCAGGCCGTTGGCATTGATCAGCATCACGTCATACCGGCACTCATCTGGCAGGGTTGCCGTGATCGTGTACGGCAGGGTCAGCGTCACGCTGCCTGTTGCAGCAGCTGTGACGGTCACGGTGAAGTCGCCGTACTTGGTGGTGCGCGTCTTGTCCCACACTTGGGCCAACACCGTCCAACCGGTGATGTTGATGCCGTTGCCAGCGCTGTCTTTGAACTGCACCGCCAGCGGATAGTCAGCCCGGCGCTGCGGGCGGATGTTGTAGCTCGCTGGTGTGATCGCCATAACCAAGGTTTCCGGCGCTATGCCTCGGGATCGGTCTGGATGTCAACGCGCATCTGCGATCTTGGCCCCACACCACGGGGCACGTTGATGCTGACGGCATTGCTGCCGGGGTACTGGCTGATCAGCACACCACCTACTTCCTGAAGGCTGGTGTCACCGCTCCAGTCCACCAGATACAGCGTCCAGCGGCTGAAGGCTTGCTCACGGCTGTACTGGCGCACGGGCACCAGCTCAGGCTCCCGCAGGATCACCACCTCCATGCCAGTGACGGTGGTGTTGGGCGGCAGGCTTTCCCCAGCAGCTCGCACAGAGATCGCTGGCGTCTTGGCGCCATTGGCCAGGGTGTAGTCGCCCAAGTAGTTGACCAGGACGGTCTCTAGCTCGGTGCGGAGGGTGAGCACGTCCATGGGCCTAGATTTCCGCCGCGACAAGGAGACAGCCTGCCTCAATCCAGCCGAAACCAGGGCGTTCCGGCAGCTTGAAGGCATTGCTCAACAGTGGCTTGTCCAGGTCTCTCAGGACGATGGTGCCGCTGATCCGCCCACGAACAAGCACTAATCCGCCGCGCACGTTGCTGCCTTCCCACTTGGGTGCCAGCACCCACACCGCATCGTCGTCACTGCGCAGCGCTCGGGGACTGGGCACCTTGGTGCCGTCCTTGACGCTGACCAAGACCTGCGGCCAGCAGGTGATCAACAGCGGTGGTGCCTTGTCCTCGTGGCGCAGCTCTAGGGCCACAGCTGCAACCTCAGGGGTCAACACGCTGTCGTCCTTGCGTTCCTCAGCAAACAAGGTGAAGTCCTGCAGGCTGAAGGGCTTGCCTTTCTTGGGGTCACGGTTGACGTTGGCCAGTAGTGCCGCCAGCTGAGCGACGGGCAGCTCTTGCAGCTGCACCTGCTCGCGGCGGATCCGCTGCAGTTCCTTCCACGCCCGCAGCACAACACTGCGCAGCTCGCGTTGGTAGCTGGTGCGGTGGAACTGTCCGGGGTAGCCGTGCGCTAGGTCGTAGAAGATCGCCGCCCAGTCCGTTTCGCCCCGGCGCCATCCGCCGGCAGCGGCTTTCCCAATTCTTCCTCAGTGGGTGGGTCGTTGGGCATCGCCTCGGCTTCCTGCTCCTCCTGCGCCAACGCCCAAATTGCGTTGAACAGGGCGCGATGTATCTGGCGGGTGTCCTCCACTCCCCAGTCGCTGAGGCTGCAGCGGCATCGAATCAACGCAGTCACCGTGGCCTCCATGTTGCGCTGACCGGCGCTGGCATACACCCGTGCCACCTGCTCGATCTGCTCGGCATGGCGAGTGCGAATGGCTTCAGCCTCAGCCTCCAGCGCTTTGCCGCTGATCGCGCTTTCGATGATGCTGAACGCTTCGGAAATGCTGATCTCTTCGGCCTTGGCAATCGCATCGGCGATCTGCGCACCTTTGACAAAAGCGCTCTGCTCAGCGGCCAACAGTTCGCTCACCACTGCTGACTCGCCAACGGTCAGACCACCCAACACCGGCATCTCCAAAATGCCGCTAGCTGGTGTGCCAAGACGCCGCACCTTGGGTGCCTCTGGCGCTTGAACAAAGGGGAGGGTGGGCATACAGCTCAGCGCTTTGTTGTTTGCTGTAACCGTAGCTGGATCTCCTTCTCTCGTTTCAGGCGCTGTTCGCGGTTGTACTTTGTCAGCGCTGCCATTTGTTGCTTAAGGCGGGCCAAGGCTTCGTTGTTCATTGAGGCGGTAGCAGTAACGGATACAGATACGGCCCCGTCGGGGCGTAGAACTGGTCCTCACCAGTTGGCAGCAGTCGATCAACAACTGCCAGTGACAGCTCGTTGTAATAATCAAGTTCGGCTTGGGTTTTGAACGCGGGTGTGGCTATAAAGGCTTGCGTTGGCACCTCAGCCAAACAAGCCTCCAACGCGACCTTTAATTCGGCAGGAGCTGCGCCACCAACATCAAAGGTAGTCCACTGCAGCAATTCTCCCTGACCCCATAGAACACGCGAAATGGATGAGTACAGGTTGCTGTAAACGCTTGATCCAGCCGCGTGTCTTCGGAGAAAGCTGGCTCGTCCGTTCTGCAGGTGGTAGTCCCCGTAATAGCCAATGGCTCGCAGTGGCAAGGATGGGTCTCCGCTAAAAGCGTTTTGCAAATACTTGTCCGCCCATACAGAACCGCCCTCAACATAAGGTGACACATCAATGGAGCCAGTTGTCGTGGTGTAGGTGGCGCTGTCAGTCTTGACATCTAACTTAGACGTTCTGGAATTAAAGCGAAAATAGACATAAAGATACTCACGAGTCACACCGCTTGGAGACGTTGGGCCAGAGATTTGCCGTGTCCACGGGGTGTTGGTGTACGCAACAGAGTGCCGCTGCACGCCATACAGCACACCTTGGCGAGATGCCATGACCGGTGATTGCGTGTAGTGAAAGCCGGGCACGAAGCTGCCGTTGGCAAACATGCCGCCATTGCTTCCAATGTATTCGCGCCCACCGCAGTTGCTATCAGTGACATTTGGGCTTGCCAGTGGCGCGCTATAAACGTAACTGCGCTGCGCAACACTTAAACTTGTCGGTGGAAGGTCGCTAGGCCTGCTCGCCTGCTTGGTAAACAAGAAATTGAGATCTTTGGCGTCAAAGTATCTGTAAACGTATTGATCACCTTCAGCGTCAAATAGGCCGGTGCCACCCTCACGGGCTAGTCCCAGCCAGTCAGCAGTCCAAAGCGCCCATGCTGTAGCCAGACGTTGAGCAGCGGGCCTTCTAGCCTCAAACAGTGACCTAACCCTGGCTCCGGTTGACTCAACAGCGCGAGCGTCAACTGTGTTGCCGACTGCCGCAACGTCGGCCGCAGTTGGCGCTAACCCTGCCGATTTAAACGCTTGCTCACGCTGCTGCTTGTCGCTGCGATTCTGCTCAGTTGCTTGACGACTTTGATTTTGCAGGCGTTGGAGCGTGACATCAACGCGGATGCTTGTGCTCATGCCGTGCCTCAGTCGTCAACGGCCAAGGTGATCGTGTAGGTCTTGGATTGCCCTGCGGCCATCGTCACGCTGGGTGTTTCAACCAGCAGGCTGTGCAGGTAAGTGGCAGTGCCGATCCTGATGCACACCGTGTCGTAGGTAAAGCCCACGCCAGTGGCCGTGAAGGTGGCATTGATAGCGGGCAGCTCGTAGCGAGCGTTGCCGGACACGTAAGCACCGGTGCCAATCGTGCCAGTCACATCGGCGTAGCCGCCCCCAGAAGCCTTGACCGCCAGCCATACAGCTGCAGTGGATTCGGCCGTCAGCGTGCCACTGTTGACCGCCAAGAAGACGGTGTAGGTCTGCCCTTCAAAGGCTTCTGCAGCTTGGCGCTGCAGCTCTTTGGTGCTGATCGTGGTGGTCAGTGCCATCAGGCCAGGGTCAGAACGCCGGTGGTCGGATCAAAGTCAACCGCGAAAGATTCACCAGCAGCCAAGGTGACTGCACTGCCGTAGTCCCACCAGCCGATCAGCTCATCGTTGGCGGCAGTGTCGTTGTAGAGCACGGCATAACGGAACGGGCCAATGCTCCCACCGCTGGCGGTCCAAGTTGTGGGATCACTGAGTACCAGCTTGTAGGTGCCCGAGGTCTGCGCCGAGCTGGTCACCGAGGCGGTATTGCCGCCGGCCGTGTAGCCGTTGCCAGCAGAGATCTCAGTGAGGTCTGCTTTAACGCTGTTGGTGGCCAATGGGGCGGTGTTCGTAAGCAGCACCTTCAGCGTGTCTGCACCGAGGTCGTGCTTCTTTTCGGCCAACGCTTCCACGAAGCTATTGAACTTATTGAATGCAGCCATGAACGCAGGTCTTTAGGGCTAGGTTGCCGGTGATTAGGGGTTGGGGAACGCCGCAGCGGGAGCGGTGAAGTTGGCGGTGTAACGGCCGACTCCTTTTGTGATGCGTAGGTCGTCGATGTTGCCTGTGAGCGCGTTTGTCCAAGACGTGCTTGTTCGTAAGCGGGCGATGGCCAAAAAATACGTCGAGGTATCAATGGTGCCGGCGTCTGCTGTTGTGCTTCCCACTTGTGTGCCGTTGACAAACAACCTGATGTTTCCGCTGGCGCGGGATACAGCAACGTGATACCACGTGTTAGAGGCAAATGCGTAGGTGCCGACAACTGAGTTCTGACTAGCGCTCTTCCAGTAGTAGAACTCAAGCTGACCGCCGTTGGTACCAGTGACATCAAGCCTCCAAGAAGGGCTTGACGTTCTGCCCCAGGTCACAACGCACTGGGCGCCGCTGATAGCCGTGAGTGACACCCACGCTTCCACCGTGAAGTCTCCTGACCCAAACGCCCAGAGCGTTGAGCCGGAGCCGTAGAGCAGGTTCGAGGACCCGTCAAAAGCAGCTGACGCAGTACCGTATTTCTTGTTGCTGGTGGTCGTATAGGGGCTTCCAGTCGTCGTAACGGTGTTAGATGCTGAATTGGTGCTGCTGTCTGGAAACAGCGTCCCGTTGTTGTCTCCATCCATATGCAGCAAGATGGAGACATCGTTGATGTAGGGGTCGGGCTGGGTGTAGCCGCTGTCTTTGCCGGTGAGCGTGAACGACCCTGCCGCACCCACGAGCCTGTACTGGCGTAACAGTGTTGCCGGTTGGCCGGTGGTTGCGAATGCAGCTGCGTTGGCGACCAGATTGATGCGCACTTGGAATGCGGCGGTTTGGCCGTTCATCACGAAGCTGCCGGCCTCTGCTGCTAATGCGCTTTGTTGGTACGCCAACAGGGCAGGCTGACCAGCCTGCGTGAACGTGCCGGCGTTCGTGCCGATGCCGTAGGTGCGCACGCTGCCAGCGCTATAGCCAGTGCAAATAAAGCTGCCTGCAGCAGCCTGAACACGGCGCGTATAAGTGCGACCTGCGGACTGACCGCTCAACGTGACGGCGCCCACTGCTGCAGCCAGATGCGTTGCGGCTGTCACTTTGGCTTTCGTCACCAGTACTGCCGTGCCAGCAGGGAGCGTTAGTGCGTAGTCCCGATCCAGCACCGACACGATGCTGCGAGTACCCGCCACCACTGGCAGCGTCTCGATCACAACCGGCACGCCACTGCTGGGAGCAATGCTCTGTGCATAGACCGGCGCTTGACCGCTTGGCAGGCTGTTGAAGATTGAGCCAGGCGCAGTGGGGTTGAACCCGCCTGGTGTCGTTGTGCTGTTGGCCGGTGCAGCGCTGTTGGTGCTCACGGTCGGATTGCTCGGCAGCGTCGTGATGCCCGGTGCCACCGGAAACCAGCGGGTGCCTGTGCCGCTGATGCCGCTCACAAACAGCGCGTCCATGGCACAGAGCACCCCGTCGCTGTTGAACGACCAGCTCATGCCGTTGCTCTTGTAGCTCGCAGTTAACCCGCCCGCCTGCAGATACACAGACGACAGCGGATACAGGGGCATCCCCTTGGCCGCCAGCTGCAGTGACAAGCCAGCGCGGTTGCCACGCAGCAACGCATTCACGGTGCGGGCATAACGCATCGCCATGGACGAGGCATTGCTGCCCTTGAACTCGTAGCCGTTATCTGCCGTCCACACCACCGCGTCATCTGAGGCCAAAGGCATGGGCACCTGCGTCTTGGGTGAGCTTTCGACGGTGCTGTTTTCCTGCTCCAAATCAACCTGCTGCTGGCCCTTGTCGTTGCCTCCGCCAACAGGCAGATCCTTTTCCTTGTCGTCCGCCTGCAGCTGCTCTTTACTAGGGCGCTGCTGCACGCCAAAGGTGCGATCCCGCTGGATGCTCACCTCGGTGTGGCTGAATACCAGCTGGGAGCCGCGATCCAGCAGCTCGTTCAGCTGATTGTCAGTGGTGACATTGGTGCCCTTTTCTGCCACCCACTGCTGACCTTCCAACGTGATCGCGTGGGCCAAGTAGCGGTCCACTCGCGTCTTTGTCTGGCCGGTGGGCTGGTTGGTGTCGTAGTAGGTGATCGTCTGCTCTGAGATGTAGGGAGCAGTCGGCAGGTTGTTCAGGTCGTAAGTGCTGAAGTCGTAGCCGCTGACGTTCATCTTTGCCAGAAGGCTGCACAGCGGTTCGTAGCGCGTGACCGTCGTTTTGATCTGACGCTTCTCAACCGGCTTGGGCTTGCTTGCGTCTTCGTCAACGACGCGCTCAGTGCCGCTGGGGTCAGGGCAAAGCTTGTCTGGGGGCAGAGCCTGCGGTTCGTTGGTGGCCTCTTCCTTGACGACCTCGTACTCAAACGTCTCTTCAGTGGTGAACTCCAGTTCGCGTTGGGCGGACTGGCGCAGGATCGTGTCGTTGGCGCCGGTCTGCGGACCACCGATTTCACCGGCCTCGTACTTGGCGTTGATGACCGCCTGCAGGATGGTGCCCACCTCGCTGGCAACGATTCGCTTCTCTACAGACCGGCGCAGCGTGGCGTAGTTGCTCTCGTCGTAGGTGGTGCTGGTGGTGGTTGTGGGGTTGTGGCTGAACGTGGCGCTGTAGACCGTTGTGCCGTCCTCTTCAACCGTGAAGGTGTACTCCTGGTTATAGGTAACGCTGGTGTCTTCTTCCCAGTTGCGCTGACGCTCAGCCTCAGCCAAGTCATCCAACTCCTCCTGCGCAGAGGCTTCTTCCTCAGGCGTTGAAGTCGGGTCGTCTAGTACCTGCTGCGCGGCTTCTTCGGCATCCAGCTCGGCCTGCGCTTCATCAGCAGCGGTGTCTTTGAGGCGCTTGTAGTCAAAGGTGACGCTGATGGTCTGACCGGGGAGGATGCCCTGATTGATGCCGCTCAGGTCAATCAGCTCATCGGTGGTGATCAGCGGGCCGCTGCCGTAGCCGTCAATGGTGACAATCTGCAGCGTCTCGTTTTCGGTCAGGTAGCCAAACAGCGACTCGCTGCTCAGCAGCTGATCAATCACCTGCACGTAGCCGGCGCTCAGATCAAAGTCGTCTTGGAAGACGTTGGTGAGCGGCTGGCCGGTGAACGAGATGCCCAGCGCAAAGCAGCATTTGCTCAGCACTGAGCTGGCGTAGATGCCCATCGGTGCACGGCCCATCACCTTGGCCGGTGCCAGGGCGTATTCCTCACGCACCGTCAGCTTGCTGGCAGCATCCGGCGTAGAGAAGTTGAACGGCTTGGCACCTGCCTTCGGCAGATAGCAAGCGTTAGGGCTGTCGTAGTCGAAGTCACTGCTGGGGTAATTGGCCGGATCAGGGCCATTGGTGCCATCAGGCTCTTCCTCTTGCGCCTTGGCACCGCGCAGGTTGGCCAGATAAACGAGCTTGTCGCCCAGCTGCACCGTGGTGGTGCCGCGAAAGGGGTCAGCAAAGCTGCTCAGTACCCGCAACGTGCGCGGGATCCGGGCAATGGTGCTGCCGCGTACCCAGCCAAAGTTGACAGTGCTGCCCACAGCTGGTGTGCTCAGCCCATTGAGCACCACCTGTCCCCGACAAGTGATCAACCCCTGGCCAGCGCTGAGCGCTTCATCAGCAAGGCTGCCTTGGATGACGGTGCCGAGGTTGCAGAAAACCTTGGCGCGAACATCAACCGTCATTGAGCAACTCCAACGCTGAGCGAGACCGTGTACGTGATGACCTTCAAACCGTTCACCACGTCATTGGTGGCTGTAGCCGTTGGAGCACTGACGGGGAAGTAAGCACCTGCTGCTGGTGTGGTGCCGACTGTGGTTTCAAACCAGCTTTGCAGCGCCGTCCAGCCACTGGCATTCGTCTCGCCTTCCAGCGCATATACCTTGGTTGCCGTCAGCGGCCCAGTGATGTAGCTGGTGCCTGCAGCGGTGAGCTGCATTTGCGGCACGTCTTGGTAGGTCACGGGCGGGCGCAACAGGGTTAGCGTGCAGCTGCCAAGGGTGAACGTCCCAAGTGCGGGACGGTCCTCGGCACTCTTGGCCTTTTCCTTCTGCCGTAGTGCAACCTGCAGCGCTTGTGCTGCATCCACTAGCTCCACGCTGGCCTGGATGTAGCGACCGGCTTGCTCACCGCTTGGTGCACTGGTGAACCAACAGCCGATACCACTCCAGCTGAGGCCATTGGCACTGGCGGTTAGGCTGACGGTGGTGCCAACACTGTTGGCGGCCACGCTGTCGGCATCTTGGATGCGGGCATCACGCCAGGTGTTGTAGACACTGATGAGCGACTGCCACTCGCTGCTTGTCAGCAGGCCGCTGACGCGC